AAAAAGGCTAAATCTAAGAAAAAAAGGAAGAAAACGCAAAATGTTCGGTTGGGTAAATACAGTTCTAAATAAAATAAAGGAAAAAATTATGAGTGTAATTTATAAGAATAAGCCTCCAAAGAAAGAAGAGCCGAAAAAGGAAGCTCCGAAGGCAGAAAAACCAAAGGCGGCAAAGAAAAAGTAATGGACGAAAGTCAATTTCAATCTCATGTTAAAAATGAGATTACTTCAGCCGTAAATTACTACGATACTGAGTTTTCAGGAGATCGACAGGATACGTTATCGTATTATTTGGGCGAACCCTTTGGAAATGAGGTTGAAGGTCGCTCAAGCGTAGTCTGTACAGAGGTTTCGGACGTTATTGAGTATTTAATGCCTTCCCTGATGAAAATTTTCGCGTCTAGTAATAAATTTGTGCGTTTTGCTGGTCGAAAGAAGGAAGATGTTAAATCGGCAGAGCAAGCGACTGAGCTTGTCAATTATGTAATCAATAGCCAGAACAATGGCTTTAAAATATTACATAATTTCTTCAAAGATGGCCTCCTCTTTAAATTAGGGGCTGTAAAGTTTTACTGGGAAGAATCTGAGAGTACAGTTGAGGAAAAATATTCTGGTCTTTCAGAAAATGAGCTGACGCTTTTACTTGATGATCCAGATGTTGAGCTGGTATCTCAGGAGATGACAGAAGTTGGTAATGTAGACGAGATGGGTCAAGAACAACCTATCGAGCAAACATTTTCTGTAGAAGTAAAACGGCGACTAAAAGGCGGTAAGGTCAAGATTGATAATATACCTCCTGAGGAGCTGATTTTTAGCCGTAGAGCGACTTCTTTAGAGGATTGCGACTTCATTGCCCACAGGACAGAAGTTCGTGCTGGTGACCTTATAGAACAGGGCTACGATGCCGATTTGGTATTGAAGCTGGCTGGCGGTGAAAACCTTGATGATGAGCCAGAGCGACAGCAAAGACATCAGGAGATTTCCAGCTCCTCAGAGCAAGATTCCTCTGACCCCTCAATGCGAAATGTATTGGTGACTGAGGGATATATTAAATGTGATTACAATAATGACAATATTCCAGAATTACGAAGAATTGTCTGTCTCGGAGAGAGTTCCGAGATTGTTGAGAATGAGCCGTTTGACCATGTGCCTTTTGCATTATTATCGCCTGTTCTAATGCCACACCGCATGGTCGGACGCTCTGTTGCCGAAATGGTAATGGACTTGCAAAAAATTAAGAGTTCTATTTTTAGAAATATGCTTGATAATTTGTACCTTACAAACAACCAGCGTGTTGCAGTTGTTGAGGGTCAGGTAAACTTAGATGACCTTTTGACTTCAAGGCCAGCAGGGATTGTAAGGATGAGAAATCAGGGCATGGTACAGCCTCTTTCTGTGCCGCAAATGTCTGGTCAGGCATTTAATATGCTTGAGTATGTCGATCAGGTTAGAGATCAGCGTACAGGCTTTTCTAAAGCCTCGATGGGTCTAGACCCTAAGGTGTTGCAGTCAACTTCAGCCAACGCTGTAAATCAGACGATACAAGGTTCTGCCCTAAAAGTTGAGATGATAGCCAGAGTGTTTGCAGAGACACGGTGTAGAGACCTAGCATTTGGAGTTTTACAACTGCTTCAGAAGCATCAGACCAAGCCTATGACAATTAGGTTGCGAAATGAATATGTGGATATTGATCCGAGAGCGTTTGAGAACGAATTTGATCTTGAGGTTGATATCGGAGTTGGTAACGGAAAAGAAGAAGAGAAGATGCAAATGCTTGTGCAAATTGCTGGCAAACAGGAGCAACTTCTTCAGCAATTAGGAGCAAATAATCCTGTAGTTAAGCCGAGCCAGTATGTGAACAATCTTAGAAAAATAGCTGAAATGGCTGGCTTTAAGGATACCGAGCAATTTTTTAGTTCTGGTGAGGAAATAGATCAGGCACTTGCTCAACCCCCACAAGAAGAGCAACAGCCTGATCTAGAACTCCAGATGAAAATGAAAGAAATTGAGGCTGAAATAGCCTTGAAGCGCGAGAAGATGCAAGCCGAGATACAGCTCAAGCGTGAAGAAATGATGGCAAAGATTGAAGCTAGGAAGCAAGAGTTCCAAGCTGAACTATCACTTAGACAACAGAAATTAGCATTAGGCGGCGAAATCTCTACAAACCTACCGAATGTACAATGAACGAGGAAGATCGCGCCGCCAAAGCACAATCCATTTTAAGAGAGCCTTTGGTCGTAGAGGCTTTTGAAAATTTGGAGAGTTTATATCAAGAATTATGGAGATTAAGTGACCCTGAAAATGTTGAGGACAGAGAGCATTATTACAGATGTATTCTCGCGCTCGATAGTTTCAAAGGTCATTTTATGTCTTTCATCTCCTCAGGCAAAATGTCTGAGATTGAAAGGGAAAGTAAATTTAAAATCGTAAAATAAGGAGTTTAAAATGGACAGTATTCCTAACGGAACTGAGCCGCTCTCTCACGCGCAAGCGGTAGAGGCACTATTGGAAGTAAAAGATGAGAACACCCCTGAAGAGGTAAGTGAGGCATCTGAAGAAATCCAAGACCAGCCTGAAGTTCAGGAAGAAGAAGTAGAGGCCACCGATGAAGGTCAAGCCGAAGCTGAAACAGATGAACAGACGGAAGAAGTAGAGGAAACAAACGAAGAAGAAGTTCTCTACTCCGTAAAAGTTGATGGCGAGGAATATTCGGTTAATGAAGCCGAATTGGTTGAATCCTATCAGCTTAAACAGACAGCTCATAAACGCCTACAGGAAGCGGCTGAATCGCGAAAAGCGAATGAGGCTAAGGAAGCGGCGCTTGAGCAAGAAAGAGTGAAGTATGCGGCTGTTTTACAGCAAATGGAGCAAAATCTAAATCAACCAGCCATGTCGGAAGTTGAATTGGAAAAACTAAAAGATCGAGACCCTATGGCTTACTATGAGGCCAGAGATCAAATTCGAGATCAGAAAGAAAAACTTGCGTCAGTCCAGCAAGAGCAACAAGTTGTGAAAGCGCAACATTTGGCGACACAACATAGTCGGCTTCTTGAACTTATTCCCGAATGGAAAAATCAAGAAATTGCAGAAAAGGAAAAAGTAGGACTTGCAAATTATCTTCAGACGAATGGATTTTCTAAAGAAGATATAGGCAATGCTACGGACGCAAGGATAGTTAATTTGGCGAGGAAAGCTCAACTTTATGACAATCTGCAAAGTAAAAAAGCAGTTGTTAAGAAGAAAGTAACCGCCGCTCCAAAAATGATAAAATCTGGACAGCCTAAGGGCAAGATAGATGTAAAGCAAAAAGCCAAAGATGACGCTTGGAAAAATCTTCAGAAGGTCGGCTCAAAAGAGGCGGCTGTAAATTATCTTTTAAACAAATAGAGAAGGAATAAAAAAATGGCTACATGGTCAACTAGTGCGGCTATTGGACAAAAAGAATCGTTAGCAAATGTCATTGAAAGAATTGACCCTGACGAAACACCTCTTTTCTCCAATGCTAAAAAAGAAGTAACAAAAGCAGTATTTCATGAGTGGCAAGTTCAGGAATTGACTGCGGCTGTTGATACTAATTATGTGAATGAAGGAGCTGACTTTAGTTACGCCAATCCGACTGCAACAACAAGATTAGGAAATTACCACCAAATCTCAGCGCAAGCGGCTCAAATTTCTGGAACTTTGGATGTTGTCGATAAGGCTGGAAGAGACAGAGAGACTGCATATGTAAAAGTCTTAAAATCTCTTGAGCAAAGACGCGACATTGAGAAGTCTCTTTTTAAGAATGAGGCTCGGTCTGCATCTGATCCTCGTAAGGCTGGTAAGATTTTATCTTACATTTCAAACGCTGTTCTTGAAAGCAACTCAGCAGTAGCGTCCAACTCAAATGGTTCAGCCGCCGCGACAATGTCTGGTACAAACGATGCTCTTGCATTGGCTGATATCGATAACGCAATGAAGTTGGCTTATGACGATGGAGGCACTCCTGATATGTTGGTGATGTCACCAGCCAATAAGGTCGCTTTCTCAGATTTGAGTTCAGGTTCAGTTGTGACTAACCAGTTGCACATGACTTCTCCTCAAGAAGCCGCCATAATTGGTTCTGTCTCGATGTACCTTACCGATTTCGGCACTCTGAACGCGGTAATCGACAGGCAAGCGCCAAACACAGAAATTCATCTGATGGATAGCGACCACTACTCAATCGGTCACCTTCCAAACAGAATGTTCAGTGTGACTGACGCTGGTATTGTCGGAGATGCTCATAGGTTTGCAATCATTTCGGAGTGGACGTTGATAATGTCTGCACCTAAAGCACACGCAAGCGTATTTGATCTAAATACATCTTAAAAACTATGGGGCGGCATGATTGGCTATGCCGCCCCTATTCATTCAAATGAGGGAAATATGTCTGGTAAATTACTTTCACACGACCCGATAACAGGTAAGAAAACTTACCTTACTTCTGATGCTGACGGCTTGGGTATTAAGACTGAGGTAAAAGTTGACCCTGTATTGGATTTGGCTAAAGCGCAAGAAACTGAGTGGCGGCCTAATTCTCTTATAGGTAATACGCAAAAGCACCAGCAAAAGATTGCGGAAATTCCAGCGCCATTATTTTTTGAAATGCAGAAAAAGCTAGGTGATTTTAAGCATAATAAAAAGGCTTGGTTAAAGTGGCTTTCCGATCCTGAAAACAAATATTTTAGAACCACAGGCGGTAAACTGATATGAGTTTAGCAACGTACAGCGATCTAAAGACTAGCGTAGGAAATTTTCTTGCTCGGTCTGATTTGACGGATCAAATACCTGATTTTATTTCACTGTGCGAGGCTCGTATGTCTAGAGAAATTGACACGCGAAGTCAGGAAGCGAGTACAACATTTTCAACTGTTTCAGGCACAGAAAGCTATGCTCTTCCAACTGATTTAAGAGAGATAAGGGTAGTAAAAATTAACCAAAGTCCTGTAAAGGTTTTGTCATTTTTAACCCCTGACAATCTTTATAAAACTTACAGTTCTACTGGAACGGCTACCCCCCAGAGTTATAGCGTTATCGGCGCGAATATTCATTTGCGACCTATCCCAGATAGCGTGATGACTGTGGAGATAATTTATGGTG